TTAAGTTTTGTTGCTATATTAGTAATGTATCCGCAATCATTAAAAATATTATTTAAGGACAAGAAATTTTGGAAACAGTATTTAAATAAAGCAAGAACTAATAATGCATTATAAAAATGATTTATGATTATTTTATATTAATAATCATAAATGTTAAATTACGAGGATTATATCTCTCAGTTTGTTGAAATAGAAGGAACACCTAAATGTATAAAACATATTGAAATAGGTACAAAAATATTACAATGTACTTATAATACTATAGTATCAAAAAGTCTTTTAGAAATAGGAACAATAACGCACAATTTATATAATTCTTCTTATTTAATAAATACATTAAGCTCGCGTAATAGTGTTCTTTTTAAAATAAAAAGAAAAGGAAAAATATATTTTTTAAATAATAATCATGGTACATTTGCAAAGCCTCCTATTAAAACAACTACCTCAAATGATTTTTCTATATTAGACCAATACGGAAATCACATAGATTGTCAACTATATACGCATAATAGAGATACTGAATTAATTATTCAAGTTGATCCATTTATGTTATGTATATTTAAATTTGATGATTTTAAATATATAAGTGAAATAGATTATATTTATAAAAAATTGAATTAATGTTGTATTACAAAAAAATTTGCATAAAGATGAAGTGTGCAACAAAAGATCGTAATTTAAAACAATGTCGCAGATATGCATCACATGGCAAATTTTGTGAATTACATAAATATATGATAGACTATACGGATGAAATGTTAGAAAAGGCAAAATCATGTAGTAGTTGTCTTAAAACATATTATATTGAAGATCCTTATAAAACTTGTTCTGGATGTCGTGATCGTGTAAAGGAAACAAAAGAAGTTATTAAATGCGCCAAGGAAGACTGTACCTTTAAACGGTCAGCAGAAAATAAATATTGTGGAAAGCATCAACTAAATATGTTTTTAGATGAAACTGCAGATCAAGGTCTAAAACCATGCAAGAATGCAGTACGTGGTTGTCGTGAACAATTATCTGAAAGTTACAAATATAGTGCGTGCCAAGGATGCCTAGAATTAGATCGTGAAAAAGATAATAAGAGGCGTGGAGTATCAATTAAAGTAACTGCAAGTGAAAAGCAATGTTCTGTTTGTTGTAAAATGTATACAAAGGAAATGTTTCAAGGAATACACGGAGAAACACATACATGTAAAACATGCCGTGATGCAAATAAGCGTGCAGATGAAAAACGAGACAAAGAACATGTAAATGAATTGGCTCGTAAAAATAGTGCAAAGCCTGAACGTAAAATTGTTAAAAATGCATGGAAAGAAGCAAATTATGAAAAAGTGGCACTATATTGTATTCAACACCGAAAAAAAATGATTGAACAAGATAATGATAAATATCATAAACATAATGCTGAAGTTATGAAAAAATGGCGAGATGCTAATCCTGAAAAGGTAAAAGAAATAAATGAAAAAAAAAATAATAATATAAATTATTCTTATGTAAATTATAAAAATTCAGCAAGTATAAAACAATTAGTATTTGATATTACAAAAGAAGAGTTTATTAAATTAGTTGAAACGCCATGTAATTATTGTGATATAATTCAAGAAAAAGGATTTAATGGAATTGATCGTATGAATTCTACTATTGGATATGTTATAGATAATTGTGTAAGTTGTTGTGCAATGTGTAATTATATGAAAGGATGTCTAGATAAAGATATATTTATACAGAGAGTAGAACATATTATAACTTATAATAAATTAGCAGAAGGTAAATTATTTCCAAAATCTTTTAAAGATTATGATACAAATTATTTCTCATATAAATCTAGATCTGATAAAAAAGGACTTCAATTTAAAATGTCTAAATGTGTATTTGATATATTAACTAATAGATCATGTTATTTATGTGGTAAACAAACTACAAAAACACATCAGAATGGGTTAGACAGAATTGATAGTTCAATTGGTTATATTGAAAATAATGTATATACTTGTTGTGGTAATTGTAATTATATGAAAAATAATTATAGTTATAAATATTTTATAGATAAATGTTTACTAATTTATAATAATCAAATTAAAAATATTCCTCAAAATGAAGTAATTGATATTGAATTAGATAATAAAGAAATAGTTAAAGTACAAGAAACTAAAACAATAGTAAAAAGTAATAAATTATCTGCAGATCATATAAAAGAAAATGCTAGATTAAGAAAACAAAAACAACGTAAATTACTTAAAGAAAAATATGGCAATGAAGAATATAATAAAATAAGAGCAAAAGAAATAGCAGAACAACGTAAGAAAAAGAATGAATAAAATAATTAATAATATATTATTAATTATTTTAATATAAATAATATTTTTTATTTAATTTATGGTTGGTCACACTTGCTTTGTGATAATGTTGGTCACAACTAGTTACTATAGGCCAAGCCCCCCATTCCGCTCATAATTCTTAAAACGTTGTAATTGCGTGCATATACCCGGACCTTGGCAGTGTTTACACCCGAAACAGTTGCGTTCGAAAGGACGAGCTGAAGGGTGGCATTGTCAATGCGCGAGAAGTTGCATGTGCCCGATGGCTGGTGCTCCTCAGGACGAAGGGCAAACGAGTAAACGTTAATGCCGGTGTCAGGGGAGCGGGAGTGATGCTGCCAAGGCTGGACCTGGTCGAAGTAGGTGCCCTCACGCTCAGAGAAGCGATCCTGGCCGTTAAGCTGAAGCTTGGCAGTAACAACTGGGTTCTCACCCCAGCAATGCATGTCAAGGGAAGTCTCAGCAAGAACGAAGGTGCCAGCATCAGAAAGGCCAGAAAGAGCATGAGATGCAGCCTGGTTACCCTCCCACCATTCGTTAGCATCGGCACTGCCCAATGCATTAGAGCCAGCACCGGCAGTCTCAAACAAGCCCGATGCATTGATAAACGAGTTAGTTCCTGCATCTTGGCCGGCACCAGTAGCAGCATCATTGCCAAAGGCGCGGATAGTGTTAGGAAGAGCATCAATGGCATCAGTGTAGTTGAAAGGCTGAGCACCAAGAGCATTGAACAAGACAGTGTTGGCCTGGAGCGAGGAGCAGTAGTCAACATTGCAGTCAGGCTGTACAACCCAGATAAGCTCCTTGCAAGGGTGGTTGAAGTTAAGTCTAATCTTGTTAGAAGAAGACCCGACCGACTCAGCGCCAGTGTACTGAAGCTGCTCAATGAGGTACTCATGGGGGTTCTGGGCCATACGTCTGCGCTCATCAGTGTCAAGGTATACGTAATCAACGTAAAGGGATGCAGCAACAAGAGACTGCGAGTATGCATTAGTTACCTTAACATCAGTGCCACTAGCAGTGGTGCCAGCTAAAGAAGATACGGCAAAGAGGCACTCATCAATTGCACGAAGATCAATGTTGATCTTGACTTCATGGTACTGAAGAGCAATAAGAGGAAGAGCAAGACCAGGGTTCTGGCAGAACCAGAATTGAAGAGGAACATAGAGGGTGGTCTCAGGAAGAGCATTACGAGGAGCACATACCTGGCGAGGAGCAGACGAGTCACAAGGGCCATCAACATCAGCAAAGGCAGGATCAGTCAAGAAAGTAAGCTGGGTGGTTTGGCCAACCATCTTGTTGTAACCACGCTCCTGGTTCTTGTCAAGGGTAAGCTGGTTCCAGATGTGCATCCAGTCACCGTAGTGCTTGTCAATGCGCTGACCACCGATTTCAACCTCTACGTCATCAACAAGCTGATGACCAGGAAAATCGAGCCACCGAGCATAAACTTTAGAGCCAGTTGCGGCTAAATTCTGGCCAATCTCAGGAAGAGTTACCTGCAAGTAGGTACGGTAAGCAAGATCACCATTGCGCGAGATGGTGCATGTTACACGCCGGCCAAAGTCAGCAGCGCCATTGAAAGTTTGCTCAATGGATTCCATTGCGAAGTTAGTGTGGCGACGATAAGTTACCTTCCAGAAAGTAATCTGAGGATTACCAGTAAGGTAAATATCTTGAGCGCCATAAGCTACAAGTTGCATAAGTCCTCCTCCCATTATATAATATAGTAAAAGAAAAAAAAATAAAAAAAATACTTATTTAAAATATTAAAATATAAATAGAAATTTTGATTATATAATTATATAATGAATATTAAACAAGATATAACATTAGATTTATTATATACAAATAAGTTAAAACAGTTTCAAAATAATGAAAAAGTAATAATTCCTAAATTATTTAAAAAAATAGAAGAATTAAAAGAAGGATTACTTGAAGATAATAAAAAAGATACAACCGAAAAGATTAAAGAATTAGAATTAAAAATAAATCTATTAATACATGAAAAAAATAAATATTTTCTAGAAAATTCTAAATATTTATTTGAATATTTTGAATTAAAACAAAACATTGATAAAAACAATACTCCTAAAAAAACAATAAATTCTTTTTTTAATTTCAAAGAAACACCTCAAAATATATCTTATGATAATATGAATACATGCATACAAGAATATTTAAAAAAAAACAAATTTGAATGTATACCAATAAAAGAATATGAATATAATAAAAATATATGTACAAATTGTAAAGAAGGAGAGTTAATTAAAGTAGTACATGAAGGTGTAATATTATGTAATCAATGCTTTGCAACAGATCAATATTTGGTAGATAATGATAAACCATCTTATAAAGAGCCTCCTAAAGAAATATCATTTTATGCATATAAAAGAATTAATCATTTCAGAGAAATATTATCTCAATTTCAAGCTAAAGAGTCAACAGATATTCCTAAAGATGTTATAGAAAATATTAATAATCAAATAAAAAAAGAGAGAATATCACTAAATGAATTAACAAATAAAAAAACAAAAGATATATTAAAAAAACTTGGATATAATAAATATTATGAACATATACCATTTATTAAAGATAAATTAGGTATAAAGCCACCCGTTATGACACCACAATTAGAAGATACATTATGTAATTTATTTATGGATATACAACTACCTTATTCTAAATATTGTCCTAATTATAGAGTAAATTTTTTAAATTATTATTATACACTTTATAAGTTATGTGAATTACTGGGAGAACACCAATATTTAGAACACTTTCCTATGTTAAAAGATCAAAAAAAAGTGGAACAAGATGAAATATGGAAAAAAATATGTGCCGACCTAGATTGGGATTATATACCGACTATTTAATAATATCTATTTGATAATCTATTTAATACACTCATTAAAAATATGATGTATTACATAAGAAACTTCTTCTTTTGTAAATTCGCTAGTATCATATGCAAATTGAAACCTTGGCATATGATCACAGGATGAGATGCGTTTAATACCAAATACATCAATCGGTTTTAAATTTTTATGACAATAATAAATTTCATTATATACAGATTTTATATGTACAGAAGGGTCATATTTTGGGTATGACATAAACAAATTATCAAAATCTGTTTTTTCTGTTTTTATTTCTTTATTACCTTTACGAAAATATATCCTAACAAATTTTTCTCTATGAAAATAAGCTGGCATTAAATTTAAACAACTATTTAAAAATTCAAAATTAAAATCTTTAATATTAGTTTCATCA